CACTCTGCGTCTGTCCTTACTTCTGGGTACCATCAGGTTCTGGTAACTACAGAGTGTTTATGGTGGACCTGCTGGGTACTGCCCCCAGGTCCTGTCCAGCGTTTGAATTGCTTCAACGTTGTAAGTATATTTATAGCATCTAAATTACATTTTGTCAAGAAAAGATTTATATGCTTCTTCGAAACCTTCTTCTTTTATGTATGCTTCATTATTATACCAGAGACGCTTAAAGTAACTATTGTATGAACTACGTATTGTTTCTTCTGAAGTATTTAGATGGCCTTTCACCATCCAGAACAATCTACAACATTCTTTAAGACTTACATCGGCCATAGCACATACCAAAATGCTATGTAGGTATACAGCATGTAACAAGAATAGTGTGCTATTTGATCAACACCCTGTACTATCCAGAATGATCTACTGTTCTGGATTATTCCATATTTTCTAACAAATTTTGTCTTACTGTAATCTATTGCAAAATGTAACACAAAGTCTAGTAAACCAAGTGCAACTGCATAGTACGGATTTATAAAAAATATGAATACTGCGAAAGTGAGTAGAGCATGGTCAGTAGCATGGATATACCCTTTTGCTGTTCTTAGATCAGCTTTATCGCCGGTATTTAGACGGCTTTGTAAAATTAAATCTGCTAAGGCGTGCTTCAATACTAGCAGAAACAGGATCCACGTTATGGTCACTGGACATCACTTCCTTTCTTAATTCCGGATACAAGTGAGGGTTGCGGGCCTTGAAATCTAAAATTCTATCTTTTATATTCGTGACCTTCTCTTCACTTGATAACGTTGCAAAATTGTTGTCTTGCATATACGTATTTAGTGATTAAGCTTCTGGTGTATGTACGATTAGAATGTCTGTTGCTACAGGCTTACCGTTGTGGTCAGTAATTGTATATTCTACAATCATACCTTCAACAATTTTTTTAATTCCTGCTTTGCGGAACTCAGATACATGAACGAACAAATCTTTTTGTCCTTCTTCACGAGATAAAAAGCCGTAGCCTTTTACGTGATTGTACCATTTAAGTTTTCCTTGTTGTGCCATATTTTTATGCCCTTCTTATTGTAAAGGCGTGACATTGGCGCCACGCCTCAACATAATATTTATTACATATTGTTCTTTTTGTCTTGGATCTCAGCTCTTCGAGCTTTTGCCAATTTACCCATCTCACCTAGAGCTTTTCTTGCTCTTGCGGCCGCGGCTTTTACACCTTTGGTATCAAAAGACTCAGCTTCTGCTAGGTATGCTTCGTACTGCGCCTTAATCTGTTCGTGTATATCTGACATAGTTATTCTCCTTTAATTGACTACTTTGAGTCCAGTTGTTGATTCTATATATTGCTTCGCTGTCGTCTCACTTGTCTTAGCAATGAATACAACGTTTCCTAGATTAATTAGCATTTCAGTATCCATGCTAACTGTCAAAGCGAACGGAACCATTCCAATTCCTTTTTCGGTCATGGTCAAAACCATAGGCTTTTTAATCTTTATAGAATCGTCTTTAACATCCGTGACTCTAGCTACTACCTCTTCGCCAGCCACAGTTTTAAAAGTGACGGTGTCACCGACACTATATGGTTTTTCTATTAACATCAGCCGGTTGAACTCCCCGATCCGTTAAAGCCTGTGTCTTCAATATATTTGACAAGGGCTTCGTAACCTCCAATGTGCTGTTCTCCAATAAAGATCTGTGGAGCGGTACGTGGTTGTGGTAATCCTTTTTCTTCAAAAAGTTGCATCAACTCACTAGGCTGAATGTCTGATCCAATTGTTTTTTCTGTGAATTCTAAACGTAAATTTTTAAATACGTTCTTTGCTTTCACACAACTAGGGCACATGGGCTTACTGTAAATTGTGATGTTCATCATAAAGTAAATCCTTTCAGTACATCTTCATCTACGTCTTGTTTAATGCCCCCGATAATATAGCTTTCAACTTCTGTCTCTTGTGGTGCCACTTGAAGACCTGAACTTGATAACCAGTGTTGTGTCCAAGGTAACGGATTATTATTAAGTGGACGATCATATAATGGTTTATAACCAAGAGCTTTTAATCTTTTGTTTGCAATAAACTCCACGTAATGATGTAAAAGTTCTTCGTTCAAACCTATAATCGCTCCGTCCTTGAATAGATAATTGGCCCATGCTTTTTCTTCGTCGACGCATGTACGCCACATATCATACACTTCTTCCTCACAACTTGCCGCGACCTTTTTCATTTCTGGATCGTCTAATCCCTTTAACCAATTCTTAATTACGTGGGTTGACAAGTTTAAATGTGTTGCTTCATCTCTTGCAATTAACGAAATAATTTTTGCAGAGCCTTCCATAACTTTTGATTCCGCAAATGCAAATGTACATGCAAAAGATACATAAAATCTCAAACCTTCTAAGATGTTAACATTCATCATTGCAAGAAACATTTTCTTCTTAACGTCTTTGATATTGCCTGTTTTTCTTTGGAACCAATCATCAGCGGCCAAAGTAAATGAGTCATAATTTTTTGTAACGGCTGTTGCACGTTTTAAAATTTCTTTATCATCAAGAATAGTATCAAACACTTCACTTGGGTCAGGATAAACATTCTTCATTATGTGTGTGTAAGAACGTGAATGAATTGTTTCAAAGAAATCCCAAGTAACAATACAACCTTCTAGTTCAGGAATGCTAACGTATGGCAAGAAAGCTAAACTTGGTCCTCTACCTTGCACACTATCTAATAGTGTTTGATATTTCAAATTACTTGTAAAAATATGTTTCTGTTCTGGACGAAACTGTTGATAGTCCGCTCTATCCTTTTGTAGCGATACTTCTTCTGGTCTCCAAAAATATCCAAGCATTGTTTGATTTAATTTGTCAAACTCTGGAAACTTGAACTGATCATACCTTTGTGTGTTTTGATCCGGCCCAAAGAACATGTGTGCTTTGGTAAAATCTACTTTCTCTTGATTAAAAACTGTTTTTGCCATTTTCTCTTTCTTTCATTTTCCTAATACTATATTAACATCAATTCACTGTAAAGTCAAGCATTAAATTGCACAGGCTTCACAATGCTCCTCATATTCTTTGTCCGTACCCTCAAACTCCTCTCTTGAAAGAGGCTCTTGCTTTGGTTCGTCCTCGATATCTCCATCACTTTTGTAATCATAAGTGTTTTGGTAATATGAAGTTTTCCATCCATACTTATACGTATTCAACAAATCTTTAATCATAATGCTCATAGGCACTTCATTATTGTCAAAATGCGTTGGATTATAACTCCAATTACCAGATATTGCCTGGTCAAAAAACTTCTGCATGACAGCAACAATATTTATGTATCCGTCATTGCTAGGCATATCCCATAAAAGGGTGTAGTGATTCTTTAATGTTTGATATTGCGGAACCACTTGTTTCAAAGGACCTTTCTTTGATTTCTTTACAGATAGATAGCCTCTCGGCGGTTCTATTCCGTTAGTAGCATTACTAACAACGGAAGAACTTTCACTTGGCATTTGTGCTGATAAAGTAGAATGTCTAATACCGTGTTTGACAATTTCTTCTCTTAGCCAATCCCAATCATATTGCAACTTGATATCACAAATTTCATCAAGCTCTTTCTTGTATGTGTCAATTGGTAAAATGCCGTCAGCATATTTTGTTCTTTCAAAACCATCACACTTACCTTTTTCTTTAGCAAGATTTAAAGATGCTTTCAACAAGTTGAATTGAAATGCTTCTGATAATCTGTGTACAAGTGTAAGTGCTTTCTTGTCGCTATATAAAACTTGATTCTTTGCAAGATAATGTGCAAGTCCTATGTAACCAACACCTAAACTTCTTCTAGCTTTTGTAGATATCTCAGCGGCATTTACAGGATACTTTTGATAATCAATTATTTCATCTAAAGCACGTACAGCCAAATCACAAAGTTCTTCTAAATCATCAAGTTCTTTGATTACTCCTACGTTGATTGCACTCAAAATACATAGAGCAATTTCTCCTTTGTCATCATCAATGTGTTGCAAAGGTTTAGTAGGTAATGTAATTTCTTGACATAGATTACTCATATAAACTGGATCTTTGAACGAGCTATGTGTATTTGCATGATCCACATTCATTATGTAGATACGTCCTGTTTCTGCACGTTCTTTGATTAGAGCAGAAAATAACTCCATCGCAGGTAAAGTCTTTTTCTTTATCTTGGGATCCTTTTCGTACTTTTCATAAAGTGTTTTGAATTCATCTGCATCACCAAAGTATGCTTCGTAAAGTCCTGGTACGTCATGAGGTGAAAAAAGGCTTATAGTGCCTTGAGTCAAAAGTCTTTCATACATTGTTTTATTCAATTGAATTGAATAATCTAACTTACGAACTCTATTATCTTCTGTACCTTTGTTGTTTTTTAAAACTAAAATATCTTCAATTTCTTGATGCCAAAAAGGAAAATGAACTGTAGCACTTCCACCACGTACACCATTTTGTGTACAACATCTCACAGTTGCTTCGAACTTTTTTAGGAACGGAACCACACCTGTGTGTGCTACTTCTCCTCCCCTAATTTTTGAATTGACTCCTCTGATTCTTCCCGAGTTGATCCCGATCCCTGCCCTTTGTGCAGTATAACGCCCAATAGACATATCGGAAGCAAAGATAGAGTCAAGAGTGTCGTCGCTATCAACGAGAACGCAAGAGGCGAATTGCCTGATAGGCGTCCTGACCCCCGCCATGACTGGGGTTGGTATGTTAATCTTGAATAACGATGTCGCATCGTAATATCTCCTCACATAATAAAGTCTATCCTCTTTTGGATAGTTTGCAAAAAGAGTTGCCGCGATCATCATGTACATGTGTTGTGGTGATTCAAATAGTTCTCCACTACTTCTATCTTGACAAAGATATTTGTCTACTACTTGTCTAAGCCCTGCGTATGTAAAGTTTTCATCACGTTTGTGATGTATATAGCCATCTAATTTTGCAAATTCTTCTTCTGAATACAGATCAAGAATAGCAGAATCATATACGCCACGTTCAACATTTTTCTTAATCAGTTCGATAAGGCTTATTTTTTCAAAGCCACCGTACACTTCTTTGTATACTCCATATAGTAACAGCCTTGCCGCTACATACTGATAGTTTGGATTTTCTAAAGAAATAAGATCATTTGCTGAACGTACCAGCAAGTCTTGAATTTCTTTTGTAGTCATTCCGTCACTAAATTGAATCCCAGCGTTCATTTGTACTAAACTACTGCTAACGCCTGCTAAACCTTCACATGCGAAATTAACTACTTTGTGTATTTTTTGGATATCTAGGCCTTCGATTTGACCTGTTCTTTTTTTGATGCTGAGATCTGTCTTCATACTTCTTTCCCTTTTCATTAAAAAATATTTAGTGTAATGGTGGCATGGAGTAAATCTTTTGTGATATAACTTGTTCGGGAAGTTCGTCTATAGCTATAGCTTCTTCGTTATATCCCAAAATAATGCCATTGTCAATGTACACTAGATAATAATTTATGTCTTTCTTTACGTCCTTACTGATATGTATCTCGATTTTACTTTCACAAAACCTATCTGTTAACTGTAAAGTATATGCAGTAAGTTGTGCAATTTCATACGCAGTAAATTCATTTTGTTCAATCAAGTGCCAGGGTTGTGTTTGTGTGTTCGGATCCCAAGCATTTGTCTTGCGGGCCGATACATGCAGTTTGTTAATAAATTGTGTGAGAGCATCAAAAGGTCTTGGATGACTTTCTAACTGTTCACGTAAGTCTTTCCAGACTTTCACTTTATCTTCAAATTTTAATTCAAACATTAACCTAGAACTTTGATTTTGTAGTTGAACTTTCCGTTATCATTTACTGTAGAGTTTAACATAGAAACCACTATTGTGTCAACCCCTGTTTGTCCATTTGTATTCACAGTTGAGGCAGTAAATGTGATTGCTGTTTCATAGTTTGTGTCACCTTGGTAATCGTGATCATCAATAAAATTTAACGTATTGGTTGCAACATCGAGTTGGAAAGTCATCTTTCCGCTTCTTTGTGCATTTACCAAATTGCTATTGTAATAGTATTCAACTTCATAAGTCCTAGTGTAGTCTCCGGGTAATCTAAAAAAGTAAACTGGTGATGTCTGCTCTGCTACTTCTAATGACATGTGTCCACCTAGTGAAGCATTTACGCTTCCTTTTATTTCTGAGACATAAGGGAATGATGTAATAAATTGTTGACTATTTGAAAGATCTGCTGTTCTACTAAAAGTATCCTCAACAGAGCTATTTCCTGCCGCAGTAAAATCTAAGACACTATATTGTGCATTACCTTCATTACCGCCAACATTACCTACACCATGATAGTTATTGTGCGAGCTAAAGTTGTTTGTTCCGTTTGTTATTATTATGCCTTCTCTATCAATGTCTGAAAATTCACATTGACTAATTTTGTTTTTACTAGGTCCTGTTGATTGACCTTGTGATCCAATCGATGATCCAGTACCAAATCTTACACCATATCCTAAATTGTTAAAGTAGCAACAATGGAAATGGTTATTGTATGCATCGTCATCACTTGTAATACCTACACTTAATCCGTTTACCATAATATGATCGAATTTATTTTTTTGTGTTCCTACGAGTGTGCTTAAACTTCCTAATTTAATTGCGGCATTAGCATTGTTAATAGCTGTGCCAGTGGTCCAAGGACCTGTAATTTTAATTTCTTTAAAGTGACTATTCTTACAACTTTGTAAAACCATAGCAGGTAATGATGTTGACGATGTTGCAATAGTCATTCCTTCTATGAATACGTTCGTAGCTTGATTTAAAGTTGTGCTTGAACTGTCATCTGCATAAGTGCCAGGTGTACTACTACCATTCACAGTTTGAAATCCTATGACGTTACTTACAACATTCATCTTCGTTTTATCCATTCCTTCGCCTATGATTGTTGCGTATGGAGGAACATATATTGTGTTTGAAATATTATATACTCCTGCAGGAATATAAAGTTTCACTCTGCTTGCTTCAGTACCTTTGGTTGATGAATTGATATATAGTTGATCTAAAGCCCTCTGAATCGCTACAGTTTGATCGGTTCCATCACCCGGAGCACCAAACGATCTTATGTTTACTACTTCGTCTAATCTTTGTTGTAATGTTCTTTTAATTGGAGAAGTTGAACTTGCACCTGTCTGTACAATAGTTCCACCTAGGTATGTGTATGAATTTGCAAGTGTGAATAAATCATCATGCTCTGTAATAATTTTTGAATTACCTACGGCTGGTGCACCTTCTGCTACAGATCCATTTCCTATGTATAGTTCTCTTGAATCTACTGCCCAACCAAACTCACCACCAGCTAATTGAGGTACACCTGAACCTTGATTCTTTTGTCCTCTTCTTATCTGTATCCTGGATATCTGTACGACTGCCACTGTTAAACTCCTTATATAGTGTATTTATGCCTGAAGTCTAAGTCGTTGCCCTTACGATTGTACCACATTTCAAATGTATCTGTGGACCATATCGCTTGTCTATTTTTGCTTTTTTTAGGCGCCATTTTATACCATTTATTCCAATAGTATTCTGCACGTTGCTTGTTTCCCATACGTTTATGATAGTAAAAGTTCATTCTAGGATGTGTATGCTTTCTTTTTGCTTCCCATGTTTCTGCGTGTTTTTGCCTATCTAATTTTTTGTAAAGTTCAGGGTCATCTAATCTGCCTACATACTTTCCTGTTTTATAACTAGGATTAGCCTTTCCGCCTAAACTTCCTCCATACTCAGCTACTAGGTTAAAATAATCAGGGTTGTTTATAATATCAAACTTCTCGCTGTAATGCTTACATACCTCTTTAAAACGTTTTTGATCGTCAGACTCAAATAATATATCTGTGCTATAATCATTTCCGTATTTTTCAAGATGTTCTAACCAACTTTTGCTAGATCCGTTATAAACATTTAAGTCACGGGTCGTCTGTCCTAAATACTTTTTTCCTGTTATGTTATGTGTAAAATGATACAGTTTCTGTATCTTAGTTGTGTTTGTCGTAGTACTCATAAACTCTATCCCACCATTTTGATTCCCAGTGTGCAAAATCCTCAGGCCATAAATCAAACTGTTGATACTGTAAGTCTCTAGAACACATGAATACATGTCCTTCCTTGATGTCAGTACCATACAATTCGTTATGTGCGAGAGCATAGGCTGTTAATTGTAGATAGTAATCTTCTACCCACTCTTTTTTCTTAGGTTTATTAGTCTGCTTGAAATCCATAATTGCAGGCTTATCATCATAAGTGCCTACTAGGTCTGTTGTACCTGCATAAATTTTTGGGTGATACAGTTGGACTTCACTCCCCCATATTTCTGTTACATGGCTTTCTAATACATTTTCTCTAATAGTAGATGCCATTTTATGTGCCTGCTGGGCATAAGGATTACTTCCTGGTGTAGGCCAATTTGGATAGTCTGCAATATAGTCTTCCAAATATTTGTGCATACGTGTACCAACACCTGCCGCCTCAGTGGTAATTTCTTTTGCTTTTGTTTCTCCAACTCTTTTACGCCAAGCAATCAAATGTGTCTTATCTTTTGTAGCATCTAAAATTGTTGTTACACTAGCGACAGCATTACCATCTGGACAAGCATATAATCTTCTACCTTCTACACTTTTCTTTTGTATTTCTTTGTAATCATATTTTTCTGTAATAAGAGTCATTTAATTTCCTAATGTGTATTTCCTATTGGACCATAGTGCCTGTCACACATGGTCACAAATACTACAAACAGTGGATCATTCTTTTGTTCTGGGTCTATACCTTGTAGATCTATCCATTGATCCTGTAGTTCAAAAGCATCAATTTCTAATGCTTGTTTACATTCAGCTCGTTCATATTCGCCATCGTAATATTGAACAAAATGTACCAGTTCATGTAGCAAAACTACTTCGGTAAAATGATCCTCTACCATGTATTCAGTGACTGTTTCAGATATAACAATTTTATTTGACTCATGGTCATAGTAACCTGCTATATTACAGTCATCGTGTGGTTCACTGTCTGGATATATTTCAGAGCATACTGACAGGGGTGATTCTCGCAATACTTCAGGATAAGGGTCTCCATGATATTCATAACGAGAGTTGTCAACTATCCATTGCACCATAGACGCAACAGTATGACCTTTGTGTTCTGCATTTACAGGATGACAAAATCCAAGCAGTACCAATACCATAATCATTAAAATTTTATTCATCTGCATAATATACTGCTTCAAGTTTAATAGGATTGCTACCTGTAGCTATTGCGGCAACCTTTGTTTCACAGTCTCCACCTATACCTTTCAACAAGGCTCTTTCTAATTTTGCGTGTTCGCTTGTTAACTTATGATTTACTTTACTTACAACCTCATTTGTTTCAACATCATCTTTTCTGGTTTGCAAAGCTATGATACCTTGTCCTACTGCTGGAACAATAGGAACTTTTGTGTAAGTCCTCTCTATTGCAAGAGCCTGCAAGCCTGCTTCTGCTAATACTATAGCATCATATTCTCCTGCGTCAAGTTTTTTTAATCTTGTATCTATGTTTCCTCTAATTGGTTTGATCTGCACTGATTGATTTGCATACAGTTGTTCTAGTTGTGCTTTTCGTCTTGGACTACTAGTACCTAAGACAAAATTATTTTTTATTTTTCCTAATAGAACATCGTGGGGACTATTACGTTCTAAGACTGCACAAATTTGTAAGTCAGGATGTTCATCATCTCCTGGCATGTCCTTAAGACTATGAACCGCAACATCTATGTTTCCTTCTAATAATTGTTGTTCAATAGCTTTACAGAATATTCCTTTACCGCCTATCTCGTTAATAGGAGTATCAGGATTCAAATCTCCTGCCGTTTCTATTACAACAATTTCACCTTGTCCAATTGCCTGTTTGGCTTTTTCTGCGTAAGCTAAAGCCAGCTTACTTCCTCGTACTCCTATCTTCATGCTATATCAAAATCCCATACTAGGCATCTTCTCATATCTTCTGTGGGATATGCACCATGCCATACTCTGTCGTCCATCACAACTACCTTACCTGGACTAGGATGAAACTTGTGATCATAAGTGTAGCCGTTAGGGTCTTGTAATATAGTGTAAAGGCAACCATTGAATGGATTATCTTTTGTTGGTTGTAAGCTGTCAAAAAACATTACACTAGATGCAAATCTTTTATTTTCTTGTTTGTATTTTTCTGTGCTATGAAAATGCCCAGCTTGCCATCCTCCTGGAAAATAATTTATAGTCCAGGCTTTATGTTCCTGTTCATTTTGTCTATCGTGTATTTCTTTTATTGGAACTTGAACTTGTCTAAATATATCCAAGAACCAATCCTTATAATTTTGTCTTTCTTTTTCCCATTCATTATTTCTAATAGGACGTTGTATTCCATTTATAGTGCAAGATCCTTTGCTTATATCCTCATTAGAAAAATCAAAAAACTTTTCCAAATCTTTATAAAATGGATACTCAGCAGTAACGATCCAATGTTGATTGGGTACTGCATAAAATTCAATGTTGTTGCTCTTTCTTAAAAGACTCATACTAACTCCAACTGTTAGTATATAACAGATCTAGGTGTTTGTCAAGTTGATTATGATATTGCTTTGTTTGCGGCTCTGGATGCCATGTTGTCGACAGTATCGTCTTCAGGTTCTGCTTTTGGTTCTGCTCCACCCTTTAGCGTAACACCGTTCTCATCGAAACTGTCGACCATGTCTTGAATTCTTTTGTCGTTGTTAAAGGCCTGTACGAAACTGTCTTTGTCAAAGTGTTCACTGCCTACGTTGTCGAGGAAATCGTTAAGGTCATTCCAACTAATTTTAGTTGCGCCTTGTTGAAGTTTTAAGTGTAGAACCTGTGCCAGACCGTCTCTGGTTTCTTCAGATAGCGTTAGGCCTTTTTTTTTGAGTCTGCTAAGAGCAAACCTAATTTTCTGCTTAATTCAACGCTTTCGCGTTTGGCCCTGTCTGCCGGTTCATCGCCTCCTGCTGATGCATCTGCGGTTGCAAACTCGTCGCCTTCTGCTGGGTCTTCTGTTTCCGCTCCTGCTTCTGCGTCAACTGTTGGTTCCATTTCGCCTTCTGGATCTTCTGCAGGAACTTCATCGCCCATTGTAGCTGGTGCGCCTTCGCCCGTCAAAATGGCTACGCCACTTGTTAGAGCGTCTCTGGTGCTTTCCAATGACGTGAATAAACTTTCAAGTGCTGGTTTAACACTGCCGATAAATTCTTCCGACTTTTCAACACCCATTTCATCTCTAATCTTGTCGCCTATTTCTAACATAGATTCAGTTTGCATTTCTGCTGTGTCTTCCATCCAGCCTGTAACTCTGTCTACCATGTCCTTTGCGGCCATAGTAAGAGCGGCCTCTTCTTCTGCCCCTTCATTTAGATCATCTGCGGCTTTGTAACGCTTGTCGCCTTTTTTATAGTTTTGATAAGCAGGTGTATTGTTTTTCTTATCTGCTTTAGATACAACCATCTTCTTATCATCGTCTTTTTCATCTTCTTTATCGTGATCAGCTTCAGCAATGGCTTGGTTGAGAATATCAAGGAATAATTTATTCTTTTGGTATACATCGCTGGTGTTCACTGAATCGAAACTTTCATTTGTTTCTACTTGTGATAAAAGTGTTCTAACTCTGTTGCGAGCATCTTCTAATTGCTCTAATGTAAATTTTGATACATCTATTTTTTGCCCGAATCTTTTCTGAAGATTTTCGTTCAGTGTTGCTACTGTTACGGGTCTAGTAAATTCTCTAATCTGCATTGTTAATTCCTTTTATTATCAACCTACACATTTATTTATCAAATATATATCTTTCTATGTCAGCTAAAGCGGTCCAAGCATTCTCTGTTGCTATTTCAAATCTCACTTCTGCTGTTTCAATTCTTTCAGTAGAACCACCTCTTTTTATAGTATTCTTGGCATAAAGTGCATCCATATAGTGCTTTGCTACCTTATCATCCAATTTTATAAGTTGTTTTAGCTCAAAATTCTGCTTTTCGGCTAATAATTTTGCTATTGCAAGTGCGGCAGTCTTGGTAAATGTTGTTACGATATGACTATTTGTAGCAATATCAAACAGCCTATAACCATTTCTATGACTTCTAATCACGTAGTTTTTGACTCGTATGCTATTACCTTTTTGATAAGGAATCGCAACTTGATCCAAACCTGTTTCGATGATTTCTTCTAATTGTTTTGCTAATTGCTTATCGATATTCATTCGCTACAACCATTACAGTTTTTCCCTCAACTATCTTACTTACTAATGCTTTCCTTATTAGATTCTCGATTATGAGTCTTTCTCGTTCTGAATAACTGTTAAATGGTCGTACGTCTTGCATACGTTTCAAAAGATCCTTTTCTTCATTGGTTTGATGGATAGTGAATTCATGTATCAGTTCATTTATCTTCATGATATCATGTTATCCAAAGCTGTTTTGATAATTGGATCTTTTTTCTTAATGACTGTTTTTGGAGCATCCTTGTTTTTAGGATCTGCCAATGTTACTTCGTCACCTGTAACTTTATCTACTTTAACCTGTTGTCCTCCCACTGGAAGTTCTGCTCCTGGTTTCAATAATTGTTGTGCGGCCATATCGCCTACTTCTCTACCAACCTTTTGTGCTTTTTTTGCAACACCTTGTGCCATCTTCATACCAGCTTGTTTAGCCATGTTTGCACCTGCTTTGACTCCTTTAGCGGCTACCTTACCTGCACCTTTAGCCGCGGCTGTTCCCATTTTGGCTCCTACTCTTCCTGCCGCCATAGCACCCTTCGCGGCAACTCTACCCACAGCACCTACTGCCGCTCCTACTGCCGGTAGCACTTCATCTGTTCTTTGATTAAATTCGTGGAATCTCATTATTTCATTCTCTTACGTTTAGCTGTTCGTTTAGTTGGTTTCATTCTAGTTTTATTTAACCTCGTAAGTCTTCTACTTGTTGGACTCATACGTTTTGTATATCTACTTTTAATTTTAATGAGTGGAGACTTTCTAGCTTTTGCTTTTTTAATACTAATTCTACTTGACACTCTAATAGGGTTACTGCAAGTCTGAGGCTTTGCAACAATACGTCCTTTCTTTTGACCGCTTGTGCATCTGTATTTTCGAACTACCTTACCTTTGCTTCTACCGAATATTTGTATTGCACCTTCAGGTATGATCTCATTAATCTGCATTTCAACCTCTCTTGTTCAATCTTTTCAAAGCAATTGAAGCTGGATTAGTTCTTTTTGTTCTACGTGCTTTTCGTGCCATTCTAGCACCTAGTCTTGCTCTAGTGCGTTTCATTGACATTCTAGCCTTCATATTAGGAGCGGCAAAACATTGTGCAATATTAGCAACAATGCGACCTTGACGTCTACCAGAAGCACATCTGTACTTTCTAACTAGCTTCTTGCCACGTCTTCCCCATATTTGTTTCTCTGAAAGGTCAGATGATATGATTTCGTTTACTAGCATAACACTTGTATTTATTAGTTAAAGGAAATTAAAAGGACAACGATGGTAGATAATAGACCAGCGACTATGGTGCCTGTTGCACCCAAAACTACTTTCATCATAGCTTTGTTGCCGTTTGTAATGTCTGAGTGGATATGCTCCACTTTTGTTTCAATCTTTGCAAGACGAGCTTCTAAATTATTATATCTTTGTTCGCACAAATCTACGTGTGCTTCTAAACTCTCTCGCTCTAGTTTTGTGGCTCTTGCCATAATCTATATCTCCATACCATGTATTCAACTCGCGGTAGGGGCCTTCAATACTATGCCTGATTATGTGATGTTTGCCTTACTAATACTATGTTTTTTGCCTTTTTATCTGTTGTTCTGAATACATTGTTATTTATCTCAATTGTCTCATCTAGCCCTGAGATCACAGGCACAAGATCAAAATCTTTTTCAACAGATTCTAGTTCTGGGAACGTACGACCTTCATCTACGGATAGTGTAATGCACCATACATTGTGCTTGCCTTTATAGTTTGTACCAAAGCCAATTTCTTTCAATTCTTTTTCACTCATTTCAATTTTTTCTGGAGAAACGTCATAAAGAAAGTTATGACTTAAACAAAGTGTTTGAAAGAATGTCATGAAGTTAGCCTGCTGATGTATTAGTTTTTTATCAGCACTTCTATATTGTTTTGTTTCAGTTATATCAATAAGTGTATAGGCTTTCATCAAAGTATTTAGTGGTCATAAAAAAAGGGCTCAAACAATGTGAATGAGCCCTTTAATATATTAACCTAATGTATTATATTACATTGGGTTTTGATTGAAGTCAGCTAGTAATGAACTTGTTACACCAGTTGAACCAATACCAAAGTTTGAAGCCGCAGTAAATGCGCCTGTACCTTGGATTGCAACTTGTACATTATCAGTTGTTCCACTTGTGAAAATACCTGATTCTGTAAGTACACTTACACCTGAAATAGTGTGAGCATCGTCAGTTCCTGCTGTTCCACCTGCCGCTAAAAATTCTAAAGCCGCTTGTAGTTCTGCTTCGGTCATGTTAGTTTTTGCTAGGTTAATGATTCTAGTACGTCCGCCTACACCATTACCTTCTTGAGCTAAACCACCTGCTCCTTGTGCTAATCCTGCCATTGTTTTCTCCTTATGGTTATGTTGTATATATTTATGTCATCAGCCATAAAAAAAGGGCTAATACCGAAGTAAAAGCCCTTTTTGTGTAAGATTCTAATTAAATCTTATGTTGCGTCAAATGCGTCGATGTCTCTTTCAACGATTGTCAATGCACTACAGTCGATGCCATCAACTGTACCTAATGCTTGGTAACGAGTCTGCATAGCCGCCGCAGTCACACCGTGACCATCAACTACCATAAAGATTTTACCAGCAGTACCTGTTGATTTGTAAAGTAAAGGTTGGAATTCTTGTACTACAGTTGCGATGAATCCATCGATACCGTCTTTAGCCGCAAGTGTTGCACCTGCATCTAATTCCATACACTTTAAGTTTGCTACTGAATACTGAACGCCATGATCGCGTCCGTCCTGATTAACTTTAGTTTGTCCTGCCATTGTTTTCTCCTATTTTCTCTTAATGACATACTTCTTTACTCTAAGAAGTTGTTATATGTATTTACCAATTTAGGAAAATTAGCGTCTATTAGACGTTTTTTTGGCTCGATTTTCTAAAGCTCTAAGCATTTGTATGAATGCAGGGCCACCTTTTACTATATTATCTAGCATTATAATAGCTGGCATGTATGCTTGTAAAATGTTTGCAGATACACTTTTGTTATTCTTTGCAAGTTCTAAAAACTTTTTAGTAAGCATTAAATTCTTTGCACCGACAAGATATCTATAGCCTGCTAGGTCCTGTCCTGTAACGTCTATGTCAGGTACGCTTATCTTTGGTTCAGGATCAGTAATTTTATATGTTTCTAAATCTCTCTCTACAGATAATTGCTCTAAGTATTCAATGATGTCACTTGATCTAAGTTTTGCTCTGACTGCAAATAATAATCTTGTAACTGTCTTTTTCTTTTCTGGTGTTGAAAGACTGTTTAGACTGAATATACTTCTTCTTACAGACTTGTAATCACTATTTGTTACTCTTAATATTCCTTCCAATCTAATCATTAATGATTGGTCTTCACTGGTTGTTGCTTGTCCTCTTGCGAGCTTGCTAACATATCTGTTGAAGGCCATTAAAGGAAAGTTTGTTCTTTGACGCAAAGTTTTGGCCGCACCTGGATCTTTTAATTTATTTAGAGCATCATCGTCACCAACGATAAAATAGACGAAGTTGTATAAATCAGACCCACCCATTCTAAAATACTTGTAGCTGTCATAGCCACTTGTAAGTTTTGCATATCCGTGAGCATAAGGTGCGGAGTTTGGAAAACGTCTCAATAATTCAAGAACCAACATAGTAAGATATGCCCTTTCACAACAGTCAGTATAAGTGAGTGTTCGTACCGAACTGCCGTTACGAGTCAATCTTGCTTCGTGTAACTCTTGAATAAATTCCATATTAAGCGTCCGCGATTGCTTTTGCTAACTTATCTTCTCCAGAATGATCTGGATCTTTTACAGTTTTTGCAATATCAATCTTGGCATCTTTAACTTTACCAATAATCTCTTTTGCTTCATCGGGTGTAACACCAGCGGCCTTTAATGCTTCGCCAGCATTTTTTGCACCAAAGCTAGATCCTATTGACGAAAGTTGTTGTCCAAGTTTCGCGGCTTTGTTGAATTGCTCATCATCTGGCCATTCAACTCCTGAACCAATTGAAAGAGATGCAGTAATCTTTTGACCCATTTTGACAAATGCTTTTGTCTTTGGATCCATATCATACGTACCATCTATTTCCGCAAGGTCCTCTAGTATCTTTAAAAATTCTTCGCCATTAGCGAGTTCTGTCAGTTTCATTAGTTTCTCCTATCGTTGTACAGCTCTGTTTGCGGCTGTGAATCCTGCTCTATTAACTAGTTTCATATCGCCCGCAGGATGAGCTAACACGTAACCTTCACCACCATCAGCATCGCCAGTTCTAGCCTTGACTGGTCCACCTTGTGCATCAAGTTGTGATATTATACTATCCTTTACTTTCATTATACCTGTAACAACTTCCCATAAGCTGGAGAAAGCTGTAACATTGTCTTTTATATATTGGATAATTTTTTCTTGCTTCCTTCTACTGACTTTACTTGTAGAAAGCCATTTAACAAAATCTCTACCTAGTCCATCTAGTCCTGTGTCTACCTTGCTGTTCATGTAGTTATATAAAATTTTTGGAAAGTCTGTCATCTGCATCTGACGTAATTTATTCGCATCTAATAATGTATCAATAGCTTTTGCATCTTTGCTTATGATTTGACCTAATCTTTCTACTTCTTCGTTAGGTACTTCTGGAGGTGTTTCAACAGTCACTGGAGGTACTACTAACACATCATTACCTTGGAAGATTCCAAAATCCTTTAATGGAGATTCAGCTCCGTCAATGTCAACTTGTCTGTGTATTACAACTCCTGTTTTTGATCTTGCAATCTTCTTACCCAAGTCGCTGTTTACATCAACTGCATATTCAACAATGTTTGGTTTGAATATAAAGTTTTTATCTCTCACTGTTGGTGTTTGTTTGTAAAGCAGATCACCTTTGAAGAATCCTCTGTGATCATTTGGCACTGCACTTTCATAGTAATCAAAGATGTCTCTCATTCCGCTTGCAAACTTTTTATATGCATCAGCTTTTTTTGGATCAGGGTTGCTGGCTCCGGGGCGGGCCATAAGCATTTTTTGTAAGTCTTCTCCAGACTTTGCTTTTCCATCGTATCCTTTTGCTCCGAAACCTGATTTGTCTGTAAGTATAAACTCTCCATCTTCATTGCGTCCAAAAATGATTGCGGGAGATCCGTCCCATTTGATAGTAACATCTTTATGTCCTCCACTAGCCATGTTTCTCAAAGAGTCTAAGGCATGCATTGCACCTTTACTACCTTTAAAGAAAACATAATCTTCTGCATGATCGATTCTAGCACCTTCTTCTCTTATAATGGAATCTTCTAAAGGTCTTCCATCTTGATCTACCTTTTTTCCAAATATATTTTTCTTTTGCGGAGGTGCATCCTTTTCTGTACCTAATGGTATCCATCCATTCTTTTGCCAAGTAGGCAAGTTTTGGAAAGGAATAAGTTTTTCTTTACCGTTCTTTTCTACCCAAATTTCTAATTTCTGTGCCTTAGCATCTTTTCCTGCTACTGGCTTTTTATCTTTACCTATGAAAACTGTTTTAGCAAGGTCTCCTATTTGTCCTAGTGTAGTTTTACCACCACCTGCTTTCTTATATGCATCAAAAGGATTTCCTCCTTGTCCTGGAGGTGTAATTGTGTGTCCTGCTTTGAATCCTGCAACGGCTGTCTTTCCGATGTTGCCTAGTTTTCCGACTGCCTTTTGTAAAATATTCTTTTCTGCTATCATCATACCTTGACGCATTGATCTTGATTCCGGCATAGGTAATCCTTGTTTCTCAAAGTTTGATCTTGCATCTGCAACAAGGTCCTCGTAGTCAGGACGTCCTTTGATTGCCTTGTTAATTGTTTCTACACTGTCAAGGTTTGCTCTGTTTGCACCTTGCCCAATTAATCTTTTTGCTATTTCGTTTGGATCTGTTGTGATAACTTCTTTTGTTTCTCTGTCTACTAATCCTTTGGTAGGAGACCATTGCATGCCTTGTGCTTTTGCAATGCTGGCTAACATGATCATTCTATGAGCACCTTTGTATACAGTGCCATCACCCATACCCTTTAAGGCAAATTTCATCCAATTAGGATCACCAAACATTAAATCAGTTTGCACAAAACCGTTTGCTGGATTGCCGTTTATGGGTGTTTTAAAATGCACATTGGTACCTGATTTAGCTACCCAAGATCTAGCTGGATCGTCTGGATGATTTTTTTCAGCCCAGGCAACTAGTTTTTGAAATAACTCTTCCTTGTTTACTTCTGCTTGATTTACTGCAACATCTATATCACCACTAGAACTTTTGATACCTGTGCTACCCAACTTCATATCTTTATGATCGATACCAGTAATCTTTTCAACCCAATCCAATGTTGGATCTATATCGTCTCTAGCAATACGTTGTGTAACAGGCTTGCCATCTGCGTCCTTGAAAATGTTACCACCTTCTTTAAGAATCATTCTTCTTGCTCTCTTTTATTTTCTGAATTCCACGTTTAAATTTGCGACCATCACCTGATTTAATACTGTTAATGAATCTACGTTCTAACTCTACTGCTTCTTCTGCAGAATATTGGTCTGATATCTTTTGAAATAGATTGATTGTGCTTTCGATCAGATTATTACCTGTAGTTGCTATAAGGCTCTCGCGATCCTTGTTTAAATGCAGGTTATTAAGCTCTTCTAGTATTGATCTGGTAACTTTTTTCATTGCTGTTATCCTATATAACGTATTTAGCTCACGTACAGATAAATATTATTATAATACGAGGGTATGAAGATGAGTATAATTAAGTCAAGTTTCAAAGATAGAACTCTTTTGTTTGCAAAGTTATCAAGTATAGCTTATTATAACGTAAAAAAAGCAACAAGTCAAGCAAAAAAGTTAGGATTTACTACAACAGAATTCTATGACAGAGACGGAGCTCAAGCATATCGTTTTATGAACAAAACGGATATTGTGATTGCTTGTAGAGGTACACAACCAAACGAATTCAATGATATTAGGGCAGATTTAAGAGCTGTGCCAGTAATGGCTGAAACCGTTGGAAAGGTACATTTAGGATTTAAACAAGAAGTAGATGATCTATGGCCTATGGTTTGTGAAGATATCAATAGAAAAGTTAATCTTAAAAAACACTTATGGTTCTGTGGACATAGTTTAGGTGCCGCAATGGCAACTATTATGGCTAGTAGATGCCTGCATAATGAAGAACTAAATGATCCTGTTGAACTGCATACATATGGTTCACCTAGAGTAGGTTGGAGAAAGTATGTAAACAGTTTAGGTGTAACACATCACCGTTGGGTGAACAACAACGATATAGTCACTGGTGTGCCTTTATGGATAATGGGCTATGTACATCACGGAGAGAAACATTACATAAATGCTTATGGCAATGTAAGAAATCCTTCAGGATGGCAACTGTTTAAGGATCGCCTTAGAGGTATGTGGATGGGCATCAAAAAGAAAAGAATAGATAACTTTTCAGATCATAATATTTCAGACTATATCAAACACATTGATGGCTGGAAAAGCTAACCTACAAATATCTAAACAAGCCAAACATTAGAGATCCTGTCAAAACAGTTCCTATGGACATTGCTATCCAAAAACCATACGTGGGTAAAAAATAAACAAATACAGGAAAAAACAAAAGACTGATTAAAACAAAATAAACTGTTTGAATACTCAGTGTTCTAAATGTTTGTACATCAACTCCAGCATAGTATAAAAATGTAAAAGAAACAAAACTAGCCAAAGGAATACCTAATATAAAGGCACCAATTGTAGGATACTTTTCACTTACGGTGCTTACTGTCGCTATAATTATTCCGCCAATGATTGCTTTAATTACAAATTCCATTACACAAAAAGACTGCTAACAGACTCCTCATTTGTTACTCTTCTTATTGCTTCACCAAACAGTTGGGCAACAGACACCTGTCTTGTTTTCTTGCAACCTTTAGGACAACGATTAGGAATGCTGTCAGTAACAACTAATTCAGCAAGAGCACTCTTTTCAACCTTTTGACATGCTTCTCCTGTCAATACTCCGTGTGTGATATATGCCCGTACACTCAAAGCACCAGCATCAATAATTGCTTGTGCGGCATTACATAGTGTACCACCTGAGTCAACAATGTCATCTACAAGGATAGCATGTTTACCTTTTACATCTCCTATTAGATTCATTACTTCTGACTTGCCTGCTTCTGGTCTACGTTTGTCCACTATTGCTATGTCACCGTTGAACATATCAGCAAACTTTCTAGCACGGACAACACCTCCAGCATCAGGTGAAACAAATACTGTGCCTACCTGTTCAATGTCTGGATCGTCTATGATGCCAATTGTCTTTTTGATGTCCTTGGCAAATACTACACGGCTTGTTAAATCATCCACTGGTATATCAAAGAAGCCCTGTATCTGTCCAGCATGAAGATCCATTGTAAGGATTCTATCCGCACCT